ATTCGTAAATCCTAATCTCGGTGTCAGTGTATAGCCTGATGCTGAGATCTCGGCAGAAGGCTCCCTCGGGGGCCTTTTTTCGTACTCACACAGTCTTATTAAAAACTTATCAACCAGGCCGCAGCAGTCGGCCATAGTTTGTGTGTAGCAGTTTGGCAAGTAGCGCAAGATGCCAGGATATGGCAGCCCTCCGGGTCTATTTGCCGAAGCTCATACACATAAACATCTGCAATACATTAAGACAGTAACAGTACTCCTTAAGAGTAGCTTGACTGGCTAAATCTAGTAACAAGCATGGGGATTTCTAGCCCCGCCTAACCTAATCAGTTAGACAGAAGTAGGCTTAGAGTGGTGATGTCTAACGAGCCACTAGGGAGATATAGATTTCCCCACCATTGTTACTAGACCTATAGCTGGCGGTAAACACCCTTTGCTCAGAGCTTTTAGTATGGTTTGCAAGCCTACTAAATAGGGGCTGAGAGCGCATTAAAGCGTGGCGCTAGGTGAGCTTTTGCCTCCAGCTATAGCTAGTTAAGTACTTAGGGAGTGTTACAGCGATAGTAAGTAACCCAGTGTGGACTAATGAGTTAAGGAATGCCACACCGTCAAAGTCACCTCCGCATAGGACTGACAGGTGAATACTCATTCTTACTGTCGTAGCTGGTAGGTGATAAAAGGTGTTTCGGGTTGCCAATCCCTTCACTGCCAGCGCTGTTACTGTCTTAATGAGTATTACTTCGACTACAGGGCCACTGGGTAACAGGCTATAAAGGTAGTGAGTAGGTATGAGAGGGGCATCCTGTCGGGGCAACGACGATTGTGTGTAGGAGGCATCTGAAACACATGGGCCATAAACGCTTAGTTTGCAGGATAGCGAAGCGAGTGCGTCTGTCCGTCCCCTCGTACTTACTCATTACTGGTTGCCCCATAGACGCCTTGTAGTTGAGGGTAGAAGTGATACTAAGGTAGTGGTACATATGAAAGGCTAGACTGAGGGGTTGCGATATCCTCCATTCGAGTGTTTTAGGATCACTGAGTTGGACACAAACAACAAAAGTTGTAAGTAACAACATAACAAATACCTAGCTATGTATGAAAAGACGGTAGCAATAGACTAGCGCCTTAGAGACGTTGCTTCATGGTTGGTAAGTCATCTTATGAGGGTAACCGTGAACAGTCACAGTAAGACTGAGCGGTATGGAGATTTAGTGCTTAAAACACCTAAGTCTTCATCATATCACATAGCGAACTAGCTAAGATATGAGCAAATCTACAATATGCAAAGTAAAGAACGAAGCGTATATATAAGAATATAAACAGGAGGATGTTGCAGGAATAGTGACCGGAGCACCGCACCTTATGAGGCCACAGGCTCCCTACGTTATTAATGTAATGTACTCTCCAAGACAAACAAACTATTGATTAAATAACATGAGCGAGAGATAATCATAGAGCAACGGTAGACCGTCTCGTAGGCCACCAAGAAATGGCTAGTGCGAGTGGCAACTACTAGACTCTCTCACAGGGTGAAGTCCGGCTTCTAGAAAGTCTGTACCCTGTTAATTATCTCTATAAGGAAGGCATTATGGTGAGAACCAAAAATGTCTGTGGCTGCCCTCATCTCTGGGTCTTCGACAACTTCAAGAGAACGCAGCACACAGACAGTATTAGTGTACTCCTCTTTCTGTTCGACAAGAAGGTGAGATATGTCAATTAGTGAGGCTTTTCAGTCTTATGCTAATGACGTAATCGTGTTCAAGAACCAGAGCAAGAAAACTGAGGAAAATCACTTTATCGTCATGAAGGCGCTGATATCTCATTTCGGAGACGTTGAGATAGAGTCGCTTACTTTCCCTATGGTTCGCGATTGGAAAGCTAAACTAGTGGCTACACGGTCCGATGCTACTGTTAGGAACTATATTATCAAGTTACGGATCGTCCTCGATTACCTGCACACTCGCGGGGTGGACTGTTTATCACCTGAGTCAATTCCGGTTCCGAAACGAGCCGATAAAGTACCCGTGTACCTTACAAAAGAGCAAGTCGCACAATGCATCACTGCTACTAAGAAGCTCAAGAACAAGGCAATTGTCTCCCTGCTCTACTCCAGCGGTATTCGTATTAGTGAACTGTGTTCCTTGGACCGGGGCCAAATTAAAGACGGGAGGTTTACGATCGTTGGTAAAGGCGGTAAGGCGAGACTATGCTTTATAGACGCACGAACACAAATGTTACTCGACTGGTACTTAGCCGAACGAGATGACAATAACCCTGCGCTGTTTGTCTGCGAGAGCGGCACACGCATACGGCCTGGTACGATCCAAGAGACGTTTAAGACTATCCGCAAGCAAACCGGTTTAGATGTCCACCCACACACCCTACGACACTCATTTGCGACGAATCTGCTTTCCACCAACACCAACCTGTACCACGTATCACGTATGCTCGGACATCAACAGTTGAACACGACAGCTACTTATCTTCACGTCGTAGACCATGACCTCCAAGAGGTCTATATGAAGCATCATACGGTATAGTGCGCTTACACTCTCCCACGGCATTTTCTCCCTTTTGAGGCGGGATGGGGGGTGGGTCTTTGATGGCCCTTTTGAAGAGAGGTTTTTGTGTGTATAGACTTGTGCGAAGAAAATCGAAGGAGTGAAAGGAACGAAGGGAACGAGCCATGAGAGAGTGTAAAAGCACTAAATTGTTAAGGTACTAGCGATCTATGAGCTGGTAGAATGGATCAAAACGCTCAGGAATAACTTGTAAAAGATGCAAAGCAGTAACGCCGATCCCAGCAACAACCAAAGGGCGAGTATGGTGATTCTCGAGCCCTCGCTTAGCGGCGTGTGTAAGCGTTTCTTCAGCCAGTAGGTCCCACGCCAGGACAAAAGCTCCAAGCGCAAGCCAGCCGTATGTACCGTTGGTAGTTTCATTACTAGTCCTCCTCATTAAATATTCCTGTTAACCCTTCAATGAAAATGTCATGATCTTCAATAAGCCGCGGTAGTACGATTTCTTTAACAAATGGATAGACAAACTCACGGTCAGGCTCCGGTTCAGGCATAGATGTTTCGGGTTTCATTACCACCCTCCGTGTAGGCCATGACGTGGTGAAAGTAGTGATATGCTTTTGACGGATCAGGTACTTCGACAATATGCTGTTGCTTTGTCTTAGCGTCTTCTACGGCAATAGTGACTGCCATTGTCCCGACTTGCCAGTACATCGTGACCTCAATGCCGTCATTATGGCGTTGGTCGAGTTCTCTGTAATATGGGAGGTCTTTAGCAAATTCAGACATACTTCATCCGCTCCTCTGATTGCTTATATTCAGCAACACGCGATTTTGCAGTTCCGCCACACTGATTACACCGGTAATATTGATACAAGTTGGTATTGGTTGCTCGATACTTCATTCCCTTTATCATCGTTCCTTCCTGGCCACAGCGAGGGCAAGCATCAGGACGATTAAGCAGAACGTTTAGTGGCACTTTGTTTGTCTTGGCTCGTGCGCGGCCTAGTATGTAAAGTTCGAGTAGGCCGGGAATGTCTAGCTTGTTATAGTGCTTCATTAGTCGGATGGATTTCTTATCCCCTGCAACGACACCCAGCCATGTAGGATAGCCGCCGGGGTCGCCTTTCTGCGACACACCGAAGCGCTTAGACAGGTCTTTCAGGCGATTACTGCCGAACTGCCCTATTTGCTTGTACATCTTCTTGGTGTCCACTTGGATATATGGTTCGGGTGTAGGGAGACCAAGAAGCGCGATGCGAGCGTTCATTATGGGTACGTCATGGCCATCGCCGTTATGTGCCACTGCAGAATGACAGGCGTTTAACAACTCCCAGCCAAACCTCACAATCTCTGTATCGTCATTTACCCCAGGTTTCCAGCCCTTGAAGTCGTCTTGACCGACGACGTAGACTTTCTGTTTACCGATGGGCTTATCTGGGTCATACCAACACCAGGCAAGAGTTAGTATCTTAGGGTATTCCCTAATATGGTGCGGCGTTACGTCGTATAGACTCCAAAAGTCCCCGATGTAAGCTGAGTTTTCGATGTCCCAGATTAGTTCTCTTACCCCGTTTTTAGGGATATGCGCCTTAGGCTGCTTCTTCATATTCCACCCCCTCCAGAGGGATTGAGAGCGCCCGTAGCATCTCTAGTAAATCGGGCTTTTTGGGTGGGTAGTCGTAATGCCGTTCGTCATGCTCCCAGCGACACAACTGCTCTTTGTTTTCTGGTAGCTCCCTATAAGCTTTCTCGATAGGGGTCTGGTAGCGGTTAGCGGGCCACATCAGGTGATGGGTATCTGCCGAACAACCATGCTGCTGTTGGCGCTTTAGTGGCCCTCTAGGTTTCCGCGAGAAGTATGGGCAATCCTCGCGTGGCGTAGGACAGCCCTCTATCACGGTTAGGCCTTTCGCCCCTCTAAGTAACCAATCACAAGCGACTTAACTGCGGAAGCGCCCGCAGCAAGCCCAGCGGAAAGGACTACCTTGTCCGTTTTGAATCCGCTTGCAAGCCATACGCCCAAGAAGGTTTGCCAGAAGGTATGTAGCGCTTTGACTACTAAAGGACTCTTGCGTAAATGTATTACTAGAATCTGTACTGTTACGACTAGTCGTACTAAAAAAGCTTTCATATATTCTCCTTAACTAACGAGCTCTTTAATAAGTGTTTTGAGAGTCTGCCATTTTGTAGCGTCACCATTTAATGCCTGTACGACGTTGAGTTTGTGTGCCAGGTCATCTACTTGGGATTGCAAGTCTTTGACTTGTCCATCTTGGCGTGTTAATAGGTCTATGTGTTCTTGTGATGTCCAGATGTCCCTCATAAGCTGCTCGGCAGTTTGCTGCGCGTCTACGCGTTGCTTAACTTCATCCGGTGTTGCATCTCGGTTAAGACCGAGGTTATACGCGAGACGAATCATAGTCTCATCTGCTATATCTTGACTTGCGGGCATTGCTCCTCCTTTTATGAGTGTTAAGCCATCTATAAACTTTCCATTTTCTTTAACAGCCCAATGGAGATGCTTACCAAATGCGTAGCCAGTCTCCCCCATCTTGGCGATTGGTTGACCTTCTTTAACTACCGTTCCGTTCGGAACAAGGTATTGCGAAGCGTGTAAGAGACCGTGATAGCGCCCTTGGTCATCGGTCATATATGTTCCATTCCCATCGTTGCCGTTGTTGGGAACTTGTGACACCCGGCCTGTGAACGGTGCGTAAATCGTGTCATCGGGTAGATAAGCGAAATCTACTCCCTTGTGGGGGCTTGCAGCGCTATACGGTGATTCAGTAGAGCCGAAGCCGAGGGTGATAGGGCTATTGGCTGGTGCGCGCATTATCCCCTCTTAATTCCTTTTAATACTGCGTATATAGCAAACAGTGAAGCTAGAACGCCTATAGCCGCTTTAATGAGAGCTACTTCCCTTCTCGTTACGAAGACGTTCTCTAAGTTGTCGAGCTTTTTAATGACTGACTTAACATCTGTTTTAACTTCTTCGACGGTCGCTTTGACATTTTTAACTTCAGTTTCTACCACGCTGAGCCTCTCTTTAGTGGTTAGGTTGGTCATGACTAGACTAATTCAACTTTGATATAACAAGGGTATGTAGCTGCTGCATCGATGGTTGCCGTTCCTGTGTTGTTAGCAAACCAACCTGCGTTATAGGTCTTAGAGCTAGCTGATGGCGTAAGTTGCGCTTTAGCCTCGCAGAAAAAGGCAGAAAATGAGTTGTTGCCACCTGCCCAAGCAGATGCAACGCGTGTCCCAGAGCCTACAGTTCCGTCCCATATCTCGAATTCGGCCCTAGCGGTTGATGTTGTGTTGTAAGCATGAGGAATGTAGAACGATACAACGACTTTTCTGTTCGAAGGAATGATAACTGGAACACTCAAGCCAGTAATTGCGGTGACGCTAGTAGAGGTTGTTGTCGCGCCAGCGCTAATCTGTCGATAGCCTAGTACTTTACGATTAGGGTCGCGAGGACAAATTAAGTTACCTAGGGAGTCAGTCACGGCATAAGGGACAGAAGAAGCGATTGGTAGTACCATCGTTTCCTGTCCCTGGTTGACTGAAGTGGCAGCAGCAATATTAGAAGCGCCGGACACGATAATACCGATACGAATAGAGTTAGAGGCTAACGCAGGAGAAGCGGCGTTGTTAGCTACGATGTTGCCGCCAGTATTCACTAGCAGTCCCGTTCCATCGCCATTATCTAAAACGTCAAAGTATGTATCTTTTGAGGCGGTTACTGTACCGCTAGCGGATGCAACAGTGATCGGATTGCCGTTAATCACGACGACGCCTGAGGTCATAGACCAAGCGAGTGTAGATCCGTAACCAGTACCGCTCAACACACAACCCGAAACAACATAGTCGTATGGGAAGATTGTAGCCGCACCAGCACCGATTGTAACCGTCTTAGCTAAACCCTTACCGCGAAGATTGAGATGTGCAGCAGAATCACTACCAGACGCACTTATTGATGGGGCGTTACCTGTGGCGGCATTAGCTATAGTTACTTCATTTACCGCCGAAGAAGTAGAAGTGAACTTTAATTCTTCGTTTCCGTTTGAGTCATAAATAACAGTCGGTTTGTGTGTACCGTCTTGATTATGTTCGGTCAAAAGATGGTCAACGTGATCATTCCACATGGAGGCGGTAAAGGTGATTTCAACGACCGTACCGGCGGAGTGAGACTGGTCTGAACCTTCTTTAACGGTTAGGTTCGAAACTGTGGTACCGGACAAGGTGCCGGTGTAAACGACTTTGGTTGAGGGGGTAGCGGTGCCGGAGCTATCAACGCGTCCTACAGTGAAGTCAATGCCGGTAGTGGTAGGAATGCCCGTGGCGCTCGACAAGCTCATAGTGGAAGCACCTGATGCTTTAGTTGAGGCTAAGGTAGTAGAGAAGGACTGGTAGCCCTTGCGGAGTTTGTCGGTGTTACTGGCGGCCATAAATGTTGTTACCCTTTATTTTCCAAATAAAAAAGCGGCCCAGGATTACTGGTGCCGCTATCACATAATAGAAGGCGTTGCCGCGCTAAATTGTACTTATAGTATACCATAGATTAGCCCTTAAATGAAGACGGATCAGAGGTCGGGAGAATAGTTCCCTTGATGATGATCTGCATAGGCGTGAAACGGGTGTTAATGGTGCTACTGGTGAACTGCCACTTCATGTTGTTGAGGAGCTTATTAATCCGGACGTACTTCTTAACCGAGTTTTGGGTGTAGCTGGTCGGGGCGCTATTCGATTCACTGAACTTAAACTCCGAGAACTTATCGGTTGAGAAACCTGAGTTGCTCACAGAGTCGGTAATTGAGATATTGCCGAGCGAGCTGAAACCTTTGCTCTTTTGCGTACCTGACACCGAAAAGCTGATACTGCCTCGCGGGTCGGCAACTTCTACGTAGATTTTCTTAATCTTGGCCCAAGTCGAGTGATCGTCAGACCAGTGAATAAGGCCCGATTCAAGGGAGGTTGAGAATGCTGAACCAGAGTCACCTAAGATCGAGGAGCTAAACTGGATGAGTTTCGTACCAGTGACCGGAATACCCAGCAAACGAATCACACCGTTGGAGTCGGTGTATTCAAAGAACTGCTTCACACCAATACTCCACTCCTTAGCCCACGCTTTATTACGCTCAACATCGAGCACCCACGTTTGATTATTGGTCGTAGAACCTACTGGTACGCTCCAGTAAATCCGGCCCTGGTGAGCAATGCCGCAAACGTTTGAGGCATAGGCGTTGTTAATCGTCTCAACGTCACCGCGAATGTTGGCGGACATTTCACTGGTAACGAGAACGTTTAGGATAGACTGCTGTGAACCGAGGGCGTGAAAACCTTTCGGTGATGGGAAGAAAACTGAGTCGTCGTAAGAAACAACTCCACGAGGTGAGCGTGTGCCGACACTTCCCTGCTGTTTGTAGGCTTCAGGCACGAGGATGGTTAATGTATCGACGGTCAGCGTGGTTAGAGCAATGTGCCAGGTTGAGCCTGCGCCCGTAGGAGATGAAGTAAGCACCGTTGCAACGGGTGTTCCCTTACCGTCACGGAAGTGGACGACCCGTTCAGGGCGTTCATCACCACCGAGATCAAGGTCAACATAGCCACCGCCGTAGTACGGGTTAAACGCTCCTGAATACTGTCCTGTTCCCGCCCACGACACGCGGTACGGATTGGCAGGGTCACGGGTAGCCCACAGGCGGTTTGTCGACATTTCTAATTGGCCGAAGGTGGGACCGCCGGAGGTATCAACCGAAGGGGCTTCTTGGTAAGGATTGGGTGTGGCAATGCCTGTATCGACGTAGGAGGTAGTAGCTACTGAATCCAGCCAGACCTCAGTGTTCGAACTGTCTGAGTAATAGATGTTGTAACGAGTCGCACCAACGACTGAACCCCAGCTCATGGTTAAGTAGTCAGTACCCGTTATCCAGTTATCTCGAGTCTTGTTGATACCACCCGAGACGGAGATCTCTGATGAAGCAACAGATTCGCCTATCGAGTTGACGGCCGTGATTTTGTAGTAGGCGTTGTAGGAACCGGCTACTAAACCTGTGCGTGTGGGGGCCACCAGTGAACCCGGAGCAGAGAGCGCCGTAAAGGTCGTAATCGTTCCAGCGTTAATGTCGTAGTACGCCAGGGTGTCGTGACCGTTAGCGATGTACAAGCGGTTTGAGGTTTGCTTAAAACAGACTGGATAGCCGGTTGACCAGGTTTTGCCCGATACCGTTGTCCAAGTGCCACCGTCGGCCGAGGTCTTCAGCGAGCCATTGTCTATAACGGCAATCTTTGAAGTGTACGTGCCATCCGAGTTGTACTTCACATAGGAACATGCCCCATCAATTGGGGTCGTTAAGGTCGCGCCATAGACATCCGTTCCCGGCCTTGTAGTCCAAACGCCGTCTTGGTCGAGATACATATTATAAGAGCGAACTACCGCGTCGTGCGGAAGCCGAGTTTCATCGAAGAGGGTCATCACCCCCTTGCCGAATTTGTCGAGGGTTAGTGTGAAGTCTTTTCCGTCATCCCCTTGGAGGGTTGGCATCTTACGTGCCATGACTATTCACCCATACTTGCACCGAAGGCAATGCTGTCGGTGTCGTCTAAACTATTATCGTTAAATTCTGAAGGGACGATATTCATGACCCGCATACGATCGAGCGTGTCTGCCGCCATTGTGTTATAGATGGAGAATTTGTTGTTTTGGCTTTCGAGCAGAGACTTCTGTGCAGCGACCCAGTAGATGATGTAGTTCGGATCACTCATCTCAAACTTTTCACTGACACCAGTTGGTCGGTTGGCCATCTTGTAGTAGTCAAACTTCATGGTTGCACCAACGGTGCCGTCACCGGTTGCCGGAGTCCAGCCAAGGTTCAAAACCCAGCCATCAATATTGTTACCCGTAACCCAAGCTACCTTCGCTTCACCGGCGTAGGTTTGGTACTGCTGAGGCGAGATGAAGGGGATGTAGTTAGTCACCCCATTTAAGATCAGTCGTAAGTAACCGCCAGGAGGTTGCTTGAAGTCTGTCGCTGAAATAGTGTAGGAGCTAGTGGCTGCGGATATGGTTGCGCCATGGGTATAGGTTTTCCAGAGTTCTTTCCAAAAAACATCTTGTGATTCCCAGTTGCCGACGGCTTGGTAGATGAGGTTGAGGACGACACTCCACTCGTCATCAGTCGTAGCAGGTGTATCGTTATCGTTATTAACGAGAGTGTTTATTCGATCTTGTACATCCTGAAGGGTGTAAGGTTGGTTGGTGGCCATTTTCTGTTTCCTGACATGAAAAAAGCGGCTAGGGGATTTCCCTAAGCCGCTGTCACGTAACAGTAGGCCGAGCCAATTAAATTGTATCTATATTATATCACAGTTCTTAGCCTACCGCACCTTTGATCTTCGGTGCTGAGAGGCGAACTTTCGCTTGTTTAGCAGAGGCTATCTTAATGCCCGGCTTCTTGGAGAGTTGTCCACTTGGGCGACTTACCTGGATACCACTCTCTTTACTAATTGGTGTGGTTTTGAGTGCTATGGCATTGAAGCCTTTGCCTTTTTTGCCTTTACCACCAGAGCCGCCAGAGCCACCGTTTCCATCGGGTATCCCGTAACCTAAGGCTTTGCGGAGGGTCTTTGGGATATCGAGTGAAGTGGTGATGCCGTTCATAAACAGCATGTTATCCAAGGCGACGGCTTTGTCGAGGGACTCTTTCTGTATATCACCTCGCTTTAACGCACCGAGAATTTCATTTGTTGAGCCACCCTTAATGTCACGGATTTCCTTGGGGAATGACTGCTGGTAGGCGGTTTTTAAGAAGTCGCGCTTCATTTGGTTTTGTTTGAAGGCACTGCCGTTTTGCGAGTCACTTAGGTATTTCAAATAAGCCTCAACTGTTCCGTTGGTCTTTGGTAAGTCAGGCATACCGTCGATCTTTACGCGAGAGGCTTGGTCATAGATGTTTTGGTATTTGGTGTCCATTGGCTTTTCGAGGTAACTATCCTTACCCTTGCCCGTGAACCGATCACTTGCCTTGAGGTAAGCATCAACACTATCGGTAAGGCCTAGGCTCTCAGCTTTGGTATGGAGAGGATCATTTTTCTCTGTGTAGACATCCCGTGGGCCAAAAGCTTTCTTAGCAGCCTGGTAGTCACGCAGCATTGCCCTGGCGTTCGGATCTGTTTCAGCTAGAGTCTTCATGTCTGACTCTTTTAGTTGGCCGAATGGTACTTGCTTACCGTTGAAATCTACTGGTTTAGTAAATGACTGTTTTAGACGCTGATCAACCGTAAGTTTATCGGCTGAATTGGAGCCACTAGACTTAGGAGAGCTAGCTAATTTACCTGCATCGGCGTTTGACTCGGTCGTAAACGGTAAGACACGGTTCTTGATTGCTGTACCAACAATCGGTACTTGCTGGAGTGCGAACCGAGCCGCAGGCGTAGCATCGGTGTATGAATCCGGTGTTTTTCCTATTACCACTTTACCTTTGAGGCGTGATTCATCAACTGGTGTGTTCTTGCGCTGGATGAGGTCACTCACTGCGCCTATTCCTTGAGCGCCAACACCAACGGCAGGGCCACCAAGTGCGCCGAAGGTCATGCTTGTTCGACGATCCGACGGGATGTACTTACTGCCGAGAGGGTTCATGCTTTGGTACAGATCAAAGGCAAGACCTAAACCACCGATGTTCTGTGCGGTCTGGAGGGCTATTTTACCCTTATTTTCTTCTTCTGGTCGGCCAGCGATGACCCGTTTCGTTTCGTAGAGAGCGTAGCCAAGTGGCAGAGCGGTCAAGAACCTGCCAAGCGGCATGAGATTGCCATGAGCGGCTGGTTTTAAGATTTCGTTAGCCACAAACTCACCTTGTTTATATGAGAAAGTTCTAAACTGAGAAACTAATTTACCGCCGGGTGAATCAGCCCAGCCGGGGAGATCTTGGGGGTCAACCTTAAACTGAGTCTTTTCGACCACCTTACGGGCGGCTTGTATTTGCTGCGCTTCAGTCAGCGTCTTGTTTTGTATCGGCCCTTTAACACCAAGATTACGCAGTGTAGCTTCATCACCCTTTTGAGCGAGGCGGAGAGCGTAATCTCTACCGGCGGTTGCCGCTATAGAACGATTCATCTTTTCGACTGTCCCAAAGCCTGGAGCGGTGATTTTATTAATACCCTTACCAAGTACCTTTTGGCTGAAGCTAGAGTAGCCAGCTTGTCCCTTAAGATCGTTTAAGACGGCATCGGCAATAACACCGGTATCACCGACAAAAGCGCGGGTTTTTGGATCGAGTTGCTTAAGTGCAGCGCCCATGGTGCGGAGATGACCAGTGACGATTCCAGTGTTGACGTTCTGTGATACGTTTGTCAGCGCGCCAAGACCTAACCGAGTAGTGGTGATGTACTTACGTATTGCACCTGAAACTGCTGAGGCATTCGGGTTGTACTGCTTTGCGCCGACAGCCACATCATAGGCATTCTTTGCAGCTTCAGTATCGTAGCCTTGCTTACCAAGTTTCGTTATGAGATCTAACGCTCGTTCGTCTTGCTTACCAAATGTTTCGGTCTGTGCGATACGCTTTGCTGAGCCGTTTAGGTAACTAATGAGGCTATTAGGGGTCTTATCATAGAACGGAAGGTCGAGTAAGCGGGAAGCTTCCAGGTTACCAAACTCTCGGTTGCGTGACACATCTTTTGCGTAATTCAGTTTCTTAATTGCATCGGCTTGGTCGACAGCTTGACCTGTTTCAACTAAGTGATTAATCGCCTTGTTATATGTATTAGTGTCCTTGAAGATGTGCTCGTAGTCGATGAAGTGTGGGTAGTACTGTGGCCCAAGATCGCCAATGTCGAGCCCTGCGCTAACACCACGTTGGCGGATGGTTGGGTGGAGAGCCTGCCATTCCTGAACAGCCTGAGCGACTTTAGTATTTCTTGGCTGTTCTAAACCTTGGGTAGCGTTCACGAAGTTCTCGTAATCTCCACCGCCGCGTAAACGGTTAGCATCTTTGCGGGCTATCTTTGTAACTGTAGGAAGAGCTTTCTGCCACTGGGCTAAGGTTAGTTCTTGGCTATCACGCGCACCTTGGAGCATGTTACCGAGTGCCTTGCCGTGTTCACCCTGTCGCTCGATGATTGAACGAGTAGAACGGAGCGCTTTGTCTAGCTTAGAAGTCATTTTCGTGTTAAGAATAGGTAATGAACTCTCCATTTTACTATCTGGCGTTCTGGACTGCAGTTGTATGCCTCCTGCTTTGGTTTGTGGTTCTACCACAGCTTTACGAGTGGAAAGAACGTCGCCTACAGAAGAAACATGAGGCGTGGGCGCGTCAGCTCTTAGAGGATTCTGAGCAAAAACATTCGATTCGGCGTTAGGTAAGAGTTCTGGGGTTTTATCTGCTTGTATCGGTTGTAATGAAGGTAATCGTTTATACTCATCACTAGCCCCATAGCCGGCTTTTCCAGATTCAATTTCAGCTCTCGCACGTTCAAACCAGTCGGCTTTAGTTAACGACCTACCTTTATCGGCTGCACTCCGGACATTATTGGATACACGCCGTCCATCTGCCGTTATGTTGACTCCGTTACCCTGTCCCATGCTTTCAAGCATGTTCGCATACTCATTGATGAACTGTTTTTGCTCGGGGTGTAGGTCTGGGGCAGGATCGCCTTTTCCTGTTGGAATCTTTGCGTACCCACCCTGCAGCATCGAGTTACGATGGTTATTGTAGTCCTTGAGCTGTTGCAGGTAGCTATATATGCGATCTACGCGGTCGTGAGGGTTGCCACTCGTCAGATCAAGACCAATATTATTCCCTACCGCCCTAGCTTGTGCGTGAGTCTGGTTGACATTAGCTACTTTAGAGCCGGTAATAGCGTCAGCGTAATCACGGAGAGTGTTAGCTTCGTTATCATTTATGATCTGATGCGGCTTTAAACCGACCTGGGCGGCGGCTGATTCGTGGGCTACTTGGCTCAATGGCTTAGCGTTTCGTGCAGCTACTTTAACCCCCTTAAGTGCGCCGGTTGCGACAGGTGCATCCTGGGCTAAACTAGCCAAGCCCTCAGCCCCAGCTAGACCAATACGGGCTGGAGTAGACAGGTTTGAATGGGTTTGGTAGTTATTAGCGACTTTCTTCTGAACATTTTGAATCGGTGCATCACCAAAGGCAAACTTCTGTAATCCACCTGTAGGCTGGTAGGTGTGTTGCGTAAACGGATGGCTTACAGTGGTTGCTGTTTCGGCTATAGGCTTGGTTAAAAATGCCTGGGCTGTGTGTTGAATAGCTTGGTAGTCTTGCTTAGCAGCATTCAGAGCGTTATGTGCTGCGATCGGGTTATGCGTCAAAGCACCAATACCTGCCCGCGCTAAATCAGTCGTGCCTTGTAAGGCGCGGTACTGAGGTTGAAACGGCGAACTTGCTATTTTCGGCGCTTGGTTAACAAAACCCATTACGCCAGACTGAGGCGTAGAAACCTGGTGTATCGGTTGCCTAATAAAATTAGCAGGTCCACTGTTCGACAGTTGGTTAAAAGCCGAAGCTTGAGGGCGAGGGGCGAACTGCGCCCCTCTTTGCATGACTGTCTGGTACGTCCTGCCACCGTCGAGGGGGTTCACTTGCGCGACTACCCCTTCGACCTTCTTCTTGAGGCCGTCAAATAGACCCATGTTACCCTCCAATTAGTGAAATGGGGTTGCCCTGGTAATCGCGTCGGCGAAGCATGGCCGCTACTGGGTCAAATGCTTCGTTAGCGATAGGCGCTGCGCCGGGTACTTGGGAAACCTGTCCGGCATCGATAGGCTGTACTTCGAACTGCTGTAAGGCAGGGTTGATGTTGAATGAAGCGCTAGCTGCTTTGTTGTACTGGTCAACTAAGTTCTGGTGTGTTTGGTTGAAGGTTGTCTGAAGGTTGCCAAGTGCATCAATAGCTTGTTGGATCAGCTGTGGTTGGTATTGTGAAAGCATTTGAGCGCGTTCACCTTGAGCACCGGCAATAGCTTGCTGAAGTTTCATGAACTCGTCATTGTACTTATTCAGAAGGTCGTTAACTTGGTTCTGCTTCCATGACTGGAGTTGGTTCATTTGATTGCCAAACTCACTCTCAAGATCAGAACGCTGCATATCGAGGCCCTGCTGTTGCTGAGAAGCGTTTCGAACGACATCACCTCGGTTCTTCGAAGCCTGTCCTGCGAGTGCGCGGTTCAGCATCATAGAAGCACTTGAGTTGCCAGCGCCGAGGCTGCCGAGCTGGTTGTTGTAGCTCATTCCCATCTGTTCGACTTGCTTAGCAATGTCGTTCAGGTTACGAGCGCGGCTGTCTTCTAGTTGGTGCTGTGAGAAGTCTAGGTTACGTACACCTTGGCCGTGTTGTGTCTGGAGGGCGTTCAGGCTGTTCTGATACTGGTTTTGTAGTTGAAGGTTGTTAACGTCACGTTGCTGTCCAAGCTGTCCAAGCTGCCCTTGAAGCTGACCAATCTGTGAGTCGTAAAGTGCATTGTAATAAGCCTGTTGCTGCGGGGTAAGTTCTTGGCCGCTGCCACCTGCACCGGCATAAGGTGATACGTCAACGCCATCCTGTAATGATGATTGTGTGCTTCCACTAGCTGCGTGTGGCTGGGTAGCTGGTTGTGCAGTCGTAGGGGCGGGGCTGCTTCGTAGAACATTGCCTGCTTGTGTCTTAATGACATTGCCAACTGAAAAACCTGGTGTGAGGTCGTGAGTGGCACCATTTACGGCACCTGCTAGACCACCTGTTACGCCACCGATAGCTGTTTGTGCTACGCGGCCAGCGAGTCCTAATAAACTCATATTTTTGTCTCCTATGCGAAGCCCTGGTTTCACATAGGCAAAATGAAAAGAAGCCAGAAGCTTCGAATTAATAACTAATTCTTAGCGTCTGACTCCTAGTAGCAAAGGCCATCAGAGAGATGCGGCACGTACCGCTGTCGTCCTATATATTATAGCATATTTAGTAGCAAGTTGTGCCGATAGAACCGTCTAAATGCTCTTGCGAGTTGCAATATGTACTTATTTTAGTGCTAGGCCAAGTCACTGGTGCTTGATTGTATACATTCGTGGTGTGTTGTACTGGTTTGGCTGGAACAGTAATTTCGGCAAAGTGCTCAACAACTGTTGGCAACCCTGCTTCGGCACAAATTCCAAAGCCTGTCAATGTATAGCGCGGATCGAGCATCGCTGCCTTATGAGGCGGGCTATTCATCCAACTGTCAACAAATTCTTGGGCTGTTTTAACACCACCTTGATTAAGGATTTCTGCTGCATATGAGGTGTTTGCCACATACTTAGGGACGTATGTGTATCCTTGTACCTGGGTTGTCGGGTTGATGTGATCATAATAGTTATTCGTTGCCATATCATCACACTTCGCTTGTGCTGACTGATTAACAGCCTGATCAAGTGATAAAGCTGGTACGCCGTTTGCCACCCGTTCCTTATTCACATCATTGTAGAGCGCTGCAACGGTTAGTGGATCAGCAGCAATACGTGCAGCCTCAGCCTGAGCATTTGTTGCTGCTACACGTTGATTATGGGTATTTATGACTGCATAGGCGCCCCCAATAGCAGCCCAGACCGATACGGTCGTGACAACTATCGTAGCAAACAGTCTATTATTGCTCATTGTAGCCGAATAATACCACAAGGCTGTAAAAAAGTCAACTGTTTGGTGAGCTATATCACTTAGCTATGAGGATATTTGAACCATCATGCCTTATAGCACGAAAGACTTCCACTAACTGAGGCCAATTCACCTCTAACCGCCAGAAACGAAGGTCTTCCTGGGCCTGTATTCGCAGGGATTTACGGAATGCTGCGTCATCAACAAGCCGTTTTAAGGCTTTGTACCAATCTTCAGCGGTATTCTGCACCAGAAGGGCATTTTTGCCGTTATTTAGGTCTTTATATGGCCCTACGTCGCTCGCAACGAAGGCTGCGCCCATACGGGTAGACTCCTGCCACTTAATATTCGACTTACCCTTAGCAAATTCGGTGTCTTGGAGTGGAGCAACCGAGATGTCGAAGTTCAGTTTTGGAAATACTTTGTCCACAAAATCGGTACCGGGTAAGCCATCGATGTAGCTATAGCGTCCACGGGGGAGGTACTTTTCAATCGGGAAGCCGCAAGCTGTGAAGCGTACCTTCTTATTCTCGTGCATTAACTTCTCTACCGCCTCAACCATACCACTTTGGTCAATATCCCAAATATGTGACGAACCGCCAAAGTAACCGATCACTATATCATCTCCGTTGTCGATAGGTTCGTGCTTGTAATCGTCACTGATATAGTTTGGAATAACGAACACGGAGGCCGGATCTTTATCAGGCCGTCGAGAGCGAAGCTTATGGGCGAACTCTTCAGTCGTCGTGGTGATGTAATCCACGTCCCTCACCATGCACTGCATGTGGTAGACGTTTTCATGACTGAGCTTCAACCAAATCGGGTTATCGGGTTTAATAGCGAACAGGTCATCGTCCACGTCCATCACGAACTTGGTGCCGTAGCGTTCCCTTACGGCTTTCAGGAGCACGTAAAAGGTGGGGTTCGTGAAGTACGTCGACCAGATAATGTCATACTCACCGAGTTTTTGAGCAGCCTTTTCAAGCTCCTCGTCGGTGAACTCTTGTTTATCTTTGTATTTCTCTATGCCAGGAATGAAGGTTGGCTGTTCGTCTATCTGCCAATCGGTGTTCCGTTTTAATTCCCTAATAGGGCGGTATATCCGCCAGAGATCAACTGCTTTTTGTTTCTGTATAGGCACCATTCCGATGCCATGTACAGCTAGCAACTTCATTAGGCAAAACTTACGGTTATGTCACTTGCAGCAGCGGTAACAATCGTTAGACCGGTACCAAAGCCAACATCAAATGTGAATGTCTGCTCAGCAATAGATGCCTTGAGCGTAGCAATCTTGGTACCACTTGCAGCGGTGTTGTCATAGATTGTAATTGCGCCAGCGGCAGTCGTGTTAACTGTCAGCGTATGCAAGACACCAGCGCCAGGCTTGACTATAGTTGTAGTCGCAGTCGAGATGTTCTTATACGCGCCAGTAGGCATGTAGGTATCATCAGGGGCGTAACTCATTACATTGTTCCTTCTTCTAGGGTTTCTTCACCTAGATAGTCTTTAATTTGGTTGGTTATTTTCCATGTTTCGTGTTTATCTTCGGCATACAGCGCTCGTCTGAGACGTTCACGCATATGCATGAGCTTTTTGTCTTTGAGTTGGGCTTGAATCTTGCTGAAGACTTTGTAGGCTCGCTTGCGTTCCCACATGGGCCGAGAGACATCATGCATCTCGCGGTGGAGTCTTCTAAGGTCAGCTTCGCGAGTCCGATCCATGCTAGTTCTTGGTGTAAGGTACTCGAACGCGAGTGCCAGGGTTTAGTTGCACGCCAGGTCCCGGATCATCAACTTGATCACCGACGAGCTGTACTTCAAGCATTTCGCCTTGCTCAATCGCGAGTAAGACTTCTTCAACAGATACGTCGTAGCGGAGTGAAAGTTGCAGCGGGCTAATCGGACTATTGATGTAGTCGCGCTTAATCTTTTCTGCGACAGTCAACTCTGCCGGTTGTTCTTTCTTGGCAGTCATTAGTAGCCGCCCTTAAGCTGAGACTTAGGAAGCTTGCGTTCAGTGTGCTTCTTGCCGTCCACGATCATTGGAGCTTGCTTGCCTTGAATGTGGTGCTTTTTAGCAGCACTACTGGGGTCTTTCATGGATTTCGTTTTAGCCATAGTGTCTCCTTAAATCAGTGGGGAGTTTATGGCACTCCCCTAAGCCAGTAACTAGGAACTGTTATTAAGCAGTTGCGCCAGTTTTTACATTTATCAACCAGTTCGCGTTAAGCGTCTTAGTTACAAATGCAGCAGCCCATGCTACGGTGCTGAAGCGACCTGCGGTGTTGCCAGAGTCAATATTCGTGTTAGGAATAATGTAGAGCTGTGGCTTGTCACCTTCGAGATCGGTACAACCAAAAGCGTCTGAACCGTGGATGAAGTTCGAGTAGACCGTAGTGGTGCTAGACTCAGACTTCTGGTTTGGAGAGCTTAGGAAACGGATGCCGTAAAGCATACCGATTTCACCGTTGTAAAGGTCAACAGTATCTTGGTAGGTATGAGCGTTAACCCAAGTTGAATCGCCCATCAGGTCGTATTCAGTGTAAGGGCCAATCTTACCAACCCAAGAAGCGCGTCCTTGGTACTTGCGAGCTTTGTTGTTCTTAAGTGTGCGAACAGCCTTGCGGAGTTCAGCAGCGCTCAAGGTGTTCGAAGCGCTAAGGTCTGTCAAAGCAGCTTTAGCACCTGCGAACTGGACGGTAGCACCAGTGAAGAGTTCGTTACGAACCAATTCATCAAGGGTTTCGCCCATGTTTTGACCAACAACTTCGATCTTCTCTTTGTTGTTAGCGTCGATACTTGTCAAAGACAAGAAGCGAGAGATTTTAACGGTAGTACCGTACTCAGCGAGAGTTGCTGAAACCGTGGTAGCGGTCAGGTTAACTTCAGCTGGGTTGGTGCCTTCAGTTAAAGCAGTAGTGACGGTAGCGAGAGGTGTGTGGCGTGTAAATTTAACGCTAGCACCTTCGTTCTTTGGCTGAGAGCGCAACTGTGCGCCTTCTTTGTGTACGTATTCGTACTCGGCTCGGGCTAGGAAGACCTTCTCGTAGAGAGTGCTCATTTCCTGAGTCAAGCCGGTAGTGACTTGTGCGGACATTGTAGAATTTCCTGTTAATGTTTAGTTTGGTAATTCCTCTGTCCGAAACTCTTAGTGGCCGACGACACCGTACTTCTTAGCGGCCCAGGCCTCATATTCCTTAGCGGACATGGTGCTTGGATCGACTTCAGAACGGGTGGTGCCGCTGGATAATCGGGGAGCAGCTTCATCAGCTGTCCGAGCGACGGCGTTTTTCATTTCAGCAGAGGAGCGTTTCGCAGCTGCTTCTGCAACCTTAAGGTGTCTCTTGGCGATATCGGCTAACCGTACCGATGGGTCAAGAGCCTGCACAGGTTGGCCCGTCATAGGGTCGTAACCTATAACCTTAAAAGCCCGTTGTTCGAACTCTTCAGTAATGGCTTGTTCAACTTCGGGGAGATCTTGGATGAGTTCATTGTTTTGCAATGACTGCATATCAAGATTGAAATTGCTCTTAGCCTCCTGCTGCGCTAACGCCTGCTGTACGGTCTGCCCGGCAATGGCTTGAGCGGCCTGAACCACGTCTGCCTGCAAACGTTCAGGAGTAACGTATTCGTCCTCCGAATAGCTTGGGAATTGTGGCGGCTGTCCAAAGCCTGGCATCGGCTGGTTAGCCCGTTGCACTTGCTCTAGCTTGTCCGTAAGTTGGTGTATGCGCCGTTCGGCACGAGTGGGCTTGCGTTCAGCGTCTACAGGTTCGTCTGATTCAGCCGGAGCTTCATCTACTGGTTCTGTTTCAACTGAAGTGTTTTGTTCGTCTACTGGCGGGGTAGATACGCTGTTGTCTTCTACAGCGGCGTCGTTTAGCGCCTGTGGTTCTTGTGGTTCGTCCACGAGATACCTCCTTGTTAACTGACCGCTTTACCGGATGGGTCGACCACTCCGTGAGCTTGAAGGCTCAAGTCGCCGCACTATTTTGGTGCGGCAGCTCCAGCGTTCAAGGTAATCTTGCGGAAGATTGGCGTACCGTCAGTCTGTAGCCCAATTAGTTGGTAATCACTGGTTGGCATCCCTGAGGCGTCGAGAATTGCAGTTGAATGGTGAAAGGTGCAGGACTGGCACAGTAAGTGCGTACCCTGTTGAACCCAAGCGTGTCCCATGAGCTCAGGCCGGGGTAAATCGGCTACATTATTTCCTCCCTGATTGGAGTTCGGCGTTGGCAACTTCGGTGCGGGCATTCTTGATCTTCTCCCAAGCTGCGTTCAGTAATCCGGCAGCCTTTAGATTTGCTAGGGCTTCAATCTTGTATTCATCGGCAGGTAGCTTACTATCGACAGCGGTGAGGTTCTGCCATGACTTCACCTGTTCCTCTACCATTTGTTCCACGTCATCGTTATAGGTGTTGGCAATAATCAGGTCTGATGGTTCGATAATTGGTTCTGGTTGGATCTCATCAAACGAGATCATCGGGCTCGTAGGCCTAAGTCCTTGGTCGTCCACTACATACCTCCGTTAACTTGTTGGCCCTGTAAGAGTTGCTGGGCGATCTGGTGTAAGTCTTGGTTGTTGGGGTCTTGGGCGAGGTGGGTAATGTCAGGTGGTTGCAGCTGCGGCATCTGTGGCTGCTGACCCATTGCCTGTTCGTCGCCAGGTGTGGCTTCGGTGCTTTCCTGTAGAATGCGCTCCCAGTCCTGAATACCGGAAGAGATAAACAAAAGCTTAATATGCTCACCGAGGTCGTAGGTAAAGCCGCTCTGCTGGAGGGTCTGCAATAGTCCAGGGGTCGACATAACCAGCTGCAAGAGGTTCGACAGGGCTTGGAACTGCTCCTGGTCGTCTTGCTTCATGCTCGAGTTGGCGTCAATTAGGTAGCGGAAGCCAGTCTCACTCTTGAGATCTTTCTTAGCTAGGGTGATTTGGCCGCTCTTGCCGTCACTAAACAGATCAGCTAAGTCTTTGTGCTCTGCAGATAACTGGCGGATTTCATCTTCAAACAGCATGAAGTTGATGGGTTTCTCCATCTTGACGGAGATGAGATTAATCATGCCCTCGTAGACTTCTTGCCAGCACTCCTCGTGCATCGCCCGATCCCAGTTGTCACGAGCATTCTCGCGTTGACCGAGCTGCTTAATAGCTTCTGGTGTCTTACCGAAAGCGGGGTTCCCGCTATTTTGTTGGTTGAGTGAGGTGTCAGTCGTACCGAACTGGTTCATCAGCATGGATTGCAGTGATCCCCAGGTCGATTGGAAGTTACTGGTAGCATCTGAGCCGTACTGGACAAACTGTGCGGCGTTCATGTCGTCAGAGGTCATCGACCACTTAGCATTTGCTTGGTTCTTAATGGTTGAAGGGGTGACTTTTGACCAGTTGACCTTAATTGCTGGGAAGATACGCTGCTTTGCGCCTTCCAGGTACAGGCCAAGCAGAGAATCTTTGGCTTTTTGCAGGCGGATACCACGTTCGAAGTCGCCTAAGCCGTAAATAGAGTTCATAAGTGGGAAACAGTGGCGCATAACCACTGGGATACGGCCTGATTTGTGTGGGTTTTGGATATCGCGGATGATTAACCCGTCGTAATCAGGGGCAAAAGTGATCCAATGACCCTTCTCGCCGCGTTCGTACTTGGTGATTAGCTCAATACGGCCCTTGGCTTGCTCTTTGGTGTAGCGATCACGGCTGGTGACGCTATCCTTCGCCGCATCACCGTCACGAGAAGGCGTGGCATCCTTGGCATTGAACTTATCTAACAGCTCTTTAATAGCTGTTTTGTCATAAGTAGTGGTCTTACGCTTGAGAATTGACTGTAAATGTTTGGTTGATTCAATCGTACTAACCATTACCCAGTCAGCAGTCTTGGTCGAGCTAAAGCCTGGCTGTGGCAAGAAGCACCGAGGATCAATAATCTGTGCGTAGGGACCGATATAGTCGTCATCGACGCAGTAGTCATAAAAGATGGGGACTGAGCCATAGACTGAGGCGTAGACACCCGCCTGGCGTTGGAGCGTCTCCATACTGACATCCCGACCAGCATTCGGCAGGATGTAGTTATTGAGGACTAGGTTCATCAGCCGAGCCTTGCCTTCGTCCTTTTTCGAGGCAGCATAAACTCGCCCAGTCGGTAACTGAGCGGCAACACGGGCTTGGCGTTCCCAGGCTAGCGTTGAAAGCGCGGCATCAGTAACACGTGCTCTAACAACGTTGCCGGAATAGGAGTCGTTAACTTGAGCGAGTAAGGCTCGCTCTTTGTCGTCCCAGGTGGAACGGATCTGATTGAGCGCTTGCCACGCACTATCAGCCTCTTTACAGAGGATTTGTTCTAGTTTGTCTGAAGAGGTATCTGGTTGTTTGGAGGTTTTAGGCAACGGAGTGTCTCGCGCCTATCCTCCGTTAGCTATGGCCAGATAGTTAAATTGTACTTAATATTATAGCACACAGAACAGTAAATAGCTATTCGTCAAGCTCCCCACTTCTTAGCGGTGTGGTGTTTCGTGTCCTGTACCATGACTTTCTTAGCGTCACCACCATTAAATGTTACGGTGAATGTCACATTACCTGAGGCTTTGGCAGCGCTCATGCCCTTAAACAGTTGTAGTACCATTTCCAGGGCCTTCGTCGTGTTCTCAACCTTCTCAGTGTGAATGAGCTGCGTATCGATGGTACTGACTTCGCCCTCATGCTTTTTAATAAACAGTGTCACCACGCCAAAGTCTAACCCTTGGTGACTATCTGCGATGATCTTATTAATGTCCATTAGACGAACATCCCATCCTTTCCGAATAACTGTTCTTCATCGTGATACGGTATCTGTGTACTAATTGGTTGCTCTGTCTGGTACAACTGCCATGCTCCAGCTAGGGCCATGATCAAGTCGTCGTGTGCCCCCTTTTCTGCCTGGGCTTTCCAACTACTTGAGGTTTGGGCGATGATAAATGAGAACATTTCATTGATGGTGGGTTTGTCGTATATACGAATGAGTTTGTTATCGATAGCTTCTTTAAGCATCGCGAGCATAGTCGGACGGGTTGCAGAGTTAGTCGTATAGCCGAGTCGGACAGAGTTACCTGTACTTTCGGTACTGCCGATGTTTTGCTTCTCTTGATATATGTGGTACTTGCCTTGTCGATTGAGTGCGGCCAGACGTTCCATCTCCGCCACGCCACCGTTATTGCGTTCAAAGGCCACCACTGGCTGAACCTGCGTTGCATCATAAATCCTTTCTAATTCGTTATGTACTAAGGGTGTCATCTCGGTTGCGAGTACCTTGGAGTGATAGACTACTGGTACATCGAGCTTAGTCTTACTGAGGAACTGTACTGCTGAGTAGTCCAACCCTCCCCAGGCTGTATCGGCGAAGACAACGAAAAACTCATTCGGTTCGTAATGACGGTACCGCCTAAACATTTTTTTTACCCTGTTCGTGTTCGGCCGCTCGGAGCACGCCGTCTGGCGTTCCCATGTCAGCAAAGTAACCTTGGTGCTCTATGAACTGAGTACCCAGTTGGCGATAGTAATTGTGTATGTCGACAATCTCGAGTTCACCTGATTGTGCCGGAGTCATGCCATCAATGAAGTCGAATACCCGTTCATCGTAGTAGTAGCCGATAATAGCTTTACGCCCGATATCTATGTAACGAGGTTTCTCAATGATAGTGTCAGACTCGGGATGCCAGACTGAATGACTCGTGCCATGTTCAAACTCATGCCAGAACAAAGTAGGTTCAGTCTGTGACTTGAGTGGAGGATCGTAGTAACAGTCACCGAGAAGTAACGGGAAGATCCCTTTTACAAGATCTCGAGCCTTACTTATAGCATCAGCTACTCCTTTCGGTTCTGCCTGGACGCGGTAGATAAGATCTAATCCTACACGGTCGCCTTCTTTGAAGTAGGATGCGATGTCTCCTATAGCTTGAGGGCTTGCAATAATCACGGCTGAGTCACAACCCATCGCTTTTAGCGTGTTAAGGGGGTACTCAATAGCCGGGCGATCGTAAACCATAGCCATTGCTTTAGACTGCACTTCGGTCTGTGGGGCAAGTCGTGAGCCTGAGCCACCAGCAAGTATTACGCCTCTCATACCGTCATTGGCTCCTTAGCCTGCTCTAGGTACCACTGGAGGGCTTCCATATCGAAGTAACCATCACCAGATGTAACGAAAGCTTCCTGTGCTGATTCAGGGTACTCTTGCTTAAACAATCGTCCTTGCGTCTTACGCTTCTGATCTAGAAACTCTGCTGAGTAGAAGTCACTAGCCCTGTAGAAATGCGCCGCCCACCCTGTTTCACCCATAACCGATGAGTCGTAAAATGTCTTAAATTCATTGAACCCATTAGCAGTTGTCTCAATCACTGCCTTACCGCCAGGTACAAGCGCGGAGTCCACACTAGCTAATAGCTCGGTGAAATTCTTATAAAATGCTGCTTCGGATAAGTGTAGGTTATGGATAGTCTTAGAGCGTCCGAAATCTGAGTTCTCAGCTGTGCCGATGATGTAACGACTACCGTTATGACTGTTCTGCAATTCATATTTGGAGTTGTACTTCAGGATTCCGTTCTTGCCCTCGAGCGGTAGATTGTTATACGCACAGTATGCAGCTAGGTAATGCTTGACCCGGGCTAGCAGATCTTTAGCATTATCCGAGATGTCAGCAACAACTACTGATAAGGTGTTCTCTTTGAGTAAGAAGTCAGCAGTGAAGGCTGCGAGAATGAAGCTAGAGAAGCCTTGCTGCCGTGCTTTAAGGATTATGTCCCTGCCTGTAGCGTCTTGTACGAATTTCTCTTGAATAGGGTTTAGTGTAAACGGTAACTCCTGCCTGTCCTTGTTGACGATAGTCAGGCGAGCTTCAATGAATCGCTTGTAGGGTTCGTAGATCATATTAGTAACAGCAGCAACAACGCCACTCCTCTTCTTCGCATTTACAGTTCCGATTCAGGTTTCCGCAGTCTTCGCAGCGTTGTTTGCCCCATTCGATAAGGTTGCGTTCGTGTTCCTTACGATACTTCCGGTACCGACGCTCGTATTGTGCATCTGTCTCACTATGCGATTCTCCTAACTTGCAACTACAATATGTCGCAGATAAGTCGATTTCAGTAGGTGAGACACCCTCTGCAAGCACAGAAGGAAACATACGCTGGTAGACTACATGTCGTGTCACAGCCCAAACTCCTCTTTATCGTTCTTCTGCACGTTTATAAAGTTGTAGTTGGTGGTGCCTACATCCTGATTGTTCCCGTGGCCTTTCAGCTTTAGTGCCGTTTCAAGATACTTGTGGCGCATTTGGTAGTCAGGCTGTACATCAACAAATGATTCAGTACTTTCTTTGCCCATAACAACTGCTTTCGTTGCATCTAGCCCCTCCTTTAATACTGTGGTCAGCTTTTCATCTGTTATGCCCGATTGTTCCATGAGGTATTGGAAGGCTTGGCTCTGTGTAAGCTTTTGAGGGTTCTTCACCATTGCCGCGCTATAGCCAGCGTCGCGCATTGCTTTAGATACGTTCCCACCATTTTCCACCAGATTTGCAAGAGCTTTTTGCTGCTTGACAGTAGGCTTACGATTGGGTCGCATGTTATCCTTCGTAGACATAGTGCCTCCACCATTTCCATGCTGCATCAGTAATCCTAGTTGCACGTTCTATACCCCTGGGTGATACATTCTTGGCTTCCAACCCTTCCAAAAGTATGTTGAACGCGGCTATGTAATCATGACCTAAGACCCATTTGATATGTTCTTTCTCGGTCTTGCTTAATAGCCCCTTGTCGTAGCACTTATGATGAGTAGGGCACATCCACATTGCATGGTGGTATATTTCCGGTAACGGTGCCTCTATTTTTGTGTGTTCGTATATAGCCACAGGGATAATATGCGCTCTCTCAAGAGCTCTAGTTTCTGTACACAATATGCATTGTCTTGTGGCGCATTCGTTCACCATCAATAATTGTTTGCCGCGTCGCCTGTTGGGTTGTTGGCGATTAGAGCGCATGTATGACGTTTTAGGAAGCTCTATGTTGTACATCTTTGCCGCAATTTTAGCCGCTTTCAATCTTTGGGCGTGATCAGGCACTGAAACTATTTGCTTCTTACTCGCCATCACTAACTCCTGCAGCACGTTTGGCTGCGTTTAGTACTTGCTTAGTTTCAAGATAGCCACGCTCATCATCTATCTCAGCATTTGCATGGTGCGGTAGTTCTTTCACGAACCTGTAATACCACTCTTGGCCAGTCAGATAGCCTTCATCAGCAAAGGCTTGTTTGATTTGGGCTATCATAAGGTTTTCAACATCTTCATCGTAATGTGGCAGTATCTCCCGTAACTTGTTTTCTAAACTACTCATACGATTAAGATATCTTCCTCAATTTCGGCACAATCACGGTGCGCATACTTGTTCTCTGGAAAGACTCGCTCAAACATAATCACCCCTTCCAGGTCATCCATGTCGATAGGCATTAGGCAGTATCGGCAGAAGTTCATAGCCCTAACACTTTCTTGATCATTGGTATATTCCCTCCTTTAATAACGTGCTCTGTCTCTCCGTCGTTGATGACTGTGACCGGCACCATAATGCCACCTGATATCTTGATAAGGTCTTCAGCGTTAGTACCTTCATCACGGTTAATGACGGTGTACTTGAGATTGTTCTGGTCGAGCATGTGCTTAATGGTTTGGCATGGTGAACATGTTGGAGTGCTATAAATGGTGATTTTCATAGGTGCTCTCCGAGGTAGGCAATAGGGTCGTCAGCTACGACCATTTGCTGTAAGTGATATTGCCAGGTTTCTAAATCTTCTATCTTTTCTCCAGGTTTGGTGTGTCCACTAAAACCGCTATAGTCTTCACCCCACAACGCCTTAGCAAAGTCGTGGTTGAAGATAATGTCGTTCGTTCGTAGGCTACCGGCGGTGTTGTCATCGGGGTTTACGAAGCCTGCAAAGACGCCGTACATCTGTATTGGCTGGAAGCGTTCCCAGCCGTATGCATCCCATCCACCATCAATAGCCTTCTGGATAGCTTTCTCAAGTATTTCTTGATGTGTCATACACCCTCCACAGCGACCAGGCCGACTGACTTCGCAAAGTTATAGGCATCAAGGTAGTTATCGCATTCATTCAGGGCTGAGGTACGCTGCTGTTCGGTTTTAGCTGCGACGACTTTAGAACTCGCGATCATGAAATAGTCATGCAGGAGTTGTACTGAGTGGTCGATGGCTGGGGCTTCAATGTTCATTGGTGAGCTTCCTTACTTGCTTTACCCGTTTGTAGAAGATTTCGTTCACGTTAGCAGATTGAATAACTATTACTTTCCCGATGAGGGGTTGGTTAGGAAGGTTGGCCACAGGTATGCCCCACGGCTTTTAAGTAGATCGTGCGACAGGTTTTACAGAACCTTTGTTCGTAGGTCATTTGATTGCCTCCTTAAACAAGGTTGTACATGCAGGGTGTGTTTCAGTTGCAGGCATAACTACCGCGTGAATAGGTCTATCGCAGTCAGGACAGAACCAAGTCTTTATCCTGTCGGCAAACTCAGATACAACACGTGCTGGTTCACTTTCGGCGTGCATGAGAATAATAGCGTCTACAATGAGCGCTGCTAGGTGGTCTTCTGATTTGTCACCGTCTTGAGCTTGTCTTAGGTGACGGTGAATACTTGCGTAATACGTTTGACGATCGTTCCAGGTAGCTTTGCGCCAGTCGTCTCTAGCGTACTTATCAGCTCCCATTTGGAAACGGTCAATGATACGTTCCTCATACTCAAGTGGCATGAGTGTGTAGTCTCGTTTCTCTGACTTGTCCTCGCGCAGTAGTGCCACGATGTTTACCCTCTAATCGCTTCCGTACTCGTGGTGGGGGTCTGTGTTTGAGTGAGTAAGTTGGGTGTAACTTATACAGACCGCCCAAGCATTTGGGTGAGAAAGGTGCTAGGGCAAAGAGTTGCCCCACCATAAATACGGGAGAGATTGTTAATCGTACGCGAAACGATTACTACTTAGGCTGATAGTATCACGCTCATGTTAATAAGTCAATACTGTTAGAATCTAATATCGTCAGTATCTATGCCTTCGTCTTCGAGAACTCTTTTGGCCCTAGCGATACCATCTTGTACACCGCTACCACGGCCGATGATGAATCCTACGATGAATGCGACAATAATAGCTATAATCATGCATTTACTGTATCACAAAAGAAAAGAACCCTAACCGAGGGTAAAGGTTAGAGTTCTGATCTTGAGATTTACGATGCTACCCTAGAAGGACTAGGTGGTTCAGTGCAGCCTGATGTGCTTCACCTTCTGTCGCGTATGAATTAGGGAGTACTGTATGCCCTTTATCGTGCACAATAAGAGCATGAAACCCATCTGCTTGACGAGCTACTATAACGTTATGCATTTAGCTAGCTTTTCCTTCCTCACGCGAACACTTTTAGCATACATGAGCGGTATGGATATAGCTGTAAGATTACTTACTTTGGTGTAACTATGAGTAGAAGCTGTAAGACGCTTATTCGCAGATACCACCATCCTCTGGGTGGACTTCACAGGTATCATCTGAAGACCCATGGTATAGAGTATTGTGTGCTCGATGCATATATGCGAAAACAGCAAATAGTAGGATCACTACGATAATAACTATAAGATTCTCGCGGTTCTGTCTGTCTCGCTTTTCCATAGTGTTATTGTACTACCTTGCCTTAACGCACATCTCATTATGCAACTGTACGAACTTCTCTCTGGCTCTCTCATTGTCCCAGCTTCCATTATGGATAACCTCAGCTACTTGGTCTTCTATCCATTCGTGGATTGAGTCATAACCTTTAATAGGGTGTTTCTCTACTAGTCTTTTTAGGGCTTCTCTAAACATGTCTTCAGGCATGAGAGTATTGTACTACTTAGGCGGATTTGTGGTCACCTGTATTGGCTTCTGAGCCTGGGGTAGCCAAGTCGCTAACCTCACCTAGCTTTCAAGTATTTCATACTATCTAAGCACTTATTCACAAACTCCAGCTTTAACACGTCTTCGGTGTTTCTGGTGTAGGGTGAGGATACGTCCAGACTTTTTGCTCTATGTAATTCTCGCAAATGACTGATATTCATATCTAACTGTTTCAGACCATCTACGAACTGCTGCCCTAAGTAGGCTTCTTGTTTAGTTTCGTTACTCATACTTTTACTATTCTCCGTACGATACTTATTCCCAATAATATTGCGAGTAGTGTCAATGTTATTCTAAAGCTCAAGAATACCGATAGAACCATCCACAGTGAAAGGGTGCTCTGCAAAGTGTTAAAGCTGTGTACCATCTCTATCCTTCTCTCTCTTTTTGGCGGTTGAGTTCAGCTATACGTTCATCGTATTCGATTAAACTATCAGGTCTGTCTACATATTCAGACAATCGCCTTATCATTGGTCGCCACTTCATAAGTTCTTCTATCTTTGCCTCTACTATGTGCTGCTGTATGGCTGCCTTAGCTTCCTTATAGTCACGAATAGTACTGTTATCCTCGCTTTGTTCCCAGATAACATTGTCAAGTATTTCATCTAACCAGTCTTCGTTCGGTGAGGTAGTCATGCTTGCTTCCATACCTTTCCGCAATTATTACAAATTACTGCATTTACCAGTGGCAGAGATTTAAGGCTTGTGTGAGGACAGGGGTTGGAGATTGGTATCATAACTGCTCTCCACATCTGAAACATCGAGCAGTACTACCGAATACGTGCCAGTAGTGGCCATTGAGTAGACATGTTAGCGTTGTGCTCATAGATTCCCTAACTTATTAGTCCAGCCGCCATTAACTTTGACTGGTATTCTGAAACATCGTGATGATGACTTAATTGGTATACTCATACATCCTCCTCCTCTGGCTCGCTCCAAGGGTCTGTTAAGTCGCAAAATATATCCCAGAGTAATCCCATCATACATCTCCCTTCTTGCTTCTGTGGTTGAGGAGGAGTTGCTTTACCTCGGTTTTATGTACGTGGCTTATCTTAGATTTCACTATTTCGCATAGTTCTAAGCCGTCTAGTTCCCCAAGCAAGGTGTCAATTAGTTGGTCGTTGTGGGTTTGGATGAGCTGCATGATTTCGGCTTGTTCGGCGGCTGAGAGAACTGCATAGGTTTCAGCTTTATGAACTTTTATAGTTCGTACTGTTTCTAGTTCACCGGCTAATTTTTCTTGCAATGCTGACTGGTCATTATTTACCGCCATCGATATTCTCCTGTTCCTGTAGGCTCGGTATCTTCTCCGCTCTGTTTCAGCTCTTTGATTCGGTCATTCAAATACGGAACTGTAATAAAGGCATCGTTCGAAAAGCTACTGATGATGCCGGTTTTTAGTAACTTCTCTAGCTCATCAATTCTTGCCTCGTTAAGTCTCTTTTTCAAGTAGACTGCAAACTCAGCATTCATTTCGTTACGTTGCTCTACTATCCGGCGGCGTATTTCGGCGGCTGCGGCTGCTTTCAAATGGTCAAGTCGAGCATTGGCTGTATCTAAGACCGCCTTATTGTCTCCGAATAATTCAGCTTCGGCGGCAAAATCAACTGAAGCTTGCTTAAAATTGATTGCTGCGTCTAATAAGTCCTCTATCCATGAATCGTTATTGCTTGGTGAGCATAAATCACCCCAGTTGCAGTACTTGTTTGAACATAAAGCACAGCCATTGTTTGAGGTGGTCATAGCCTATCTCGCTTATTCCGTTTAATTTTTCCGGAGCCTTTACATGTCGGACAGGTTACAACTTCTCGTACCATAGGGCATATGCCGGCAATGTGACCACCAGGCTGACCACAGTTCTTACAATTCTTTGGTTTCATATTACAGTCCCTTCCTTACATCCTCTATAGTTGCGTTAAATTGGTCTACTGCCATATTGTGACCTCTTGCTAGGTCTGGATGGTCTGGGTTTGCGTTCCATTTCTCCGGCACTCCTGCCTGTAGGCAATCGAGGAGGGCTTGTTTTTCTGATTTTATGAGGGCTATAACCCGTTCAAGCTCCCATTCAATAGCCTTTTTGTAGTTATCTTCTGTATAGAAGCCATCTTGAAGCTCAGAGAAGGCCATGTCACACTTCACGCGATAATTGACAATAGCTCTGCGTAGCTCGTCATCTGGATTAGGTAGTGAGGTCATAGTTTATCCACTCCTACATCCTCCAAAACTTCACCATCTTTGGAGATTTCCACTCCCCACATATTCGGGTTAGGCACTTTATGCAATCTCACTTCAAAACCAGGCTCATACTTCAACTTTTCGGTGCGTTCCTTGGTCTTAGCGGCCAATGCTTCGAGGCTGCGGATAATTGCAACAATCAACAGCACGGCTATCACGGGCGTTAGTACGCCACCAACTACCTGAACTGTATCAATATATAAATTACTCATAGCTCTGTACTCTCTTTCTGTAAGATACCGTCTTTGAATAGTTGTATGGCGAGCAGGATTAGGGCGTCCTCCGGGGTGTCAGCAACCCCATGAGCAATGCCGGGATATGTCAGTGTCGTCTTGTCGGTTTTGTAGGCATACTTAGCCTGCCATTTGCCGTACAGTCCAGCTTCGATGTTGAGATGCGGATATTTGCCATTTTCTCGTAGCTTGCGCAGCAGAAAGCCTGAATCAAAGGCGGGTAAGTCAATACCAGGCATATACTTTTCATTTTTATGCGCTAAGAACATATGCTGCTCGTTACCAAAGTTATAGCCATGACGCATAACATGTGAGGTATCATCCCAGCCCGATAGCTCAAACAGTGCTTTACAGTTATTTAAATTGGCGACATTCATCCTAGTACTTCTCCCTTTTAATCCTTGGCTTTCGTGGGGCGGTCTAAATACCTTTTAGCAGCCCAAGAAACAACTAACTTTTCGCACTCCTCACGTAACGCTTCATCCTCAATAGCCCATTTTGGTTCAGTCAACTTAGCGTGAAGTTCGGTCATAACCCATTTATCCAATCTATGATTCGTAGTCCAATGAGATACAGTAGACTGATACCAGTGAAGATTAGAATAGTTTTAGTTAGGTCGGTCATGATGGTTCCTTTGCGGATTTGAGAGTATCTGTAGTGGTTTCTGAGTCTGTACTAGCCAAGTCGTTAACCGTATCTAGCCGCCAACAATCGTCATACCACTTTTTATCTACTATCGACATATCCACATGCTGCGAGAGTTTATCGTGAAATAGCGTACCTCGATAACCAGCTGAAAGTAGGGTGTGAGCAAAAGCTGTATGTAAAACGCGCTTATCGTCTGCTTTGATAGACTTAATCTTCTTAATCTCTTTTTCGCTTAGGTGTAAACCCGCCTCGGCAAGTTTCCGAATATCGCTCTGAGCCTTGTGTTTGTAGTCTTGTAAGTGTTCGGAGTAGATAGCAATTACCTGTGGTATATCAATCTTCTCTATTTCTAGTAATTGCAATATTAGGAAATTTATCTCCTGACGGCTCAAGCCGTTCAATACCTTAGCAGCTTCACTTAGGCTAGCGACTTGTTTGCCACTGGCTTGAGTTGTCTCTGATTTACTTGAATCCGCCATAGTTACACCTTCAACACATCCATATACATAAGAATGAATATCGCTACTACTGAGTAGGCTATAAACTTAACTGCTTCCCATTTGAGTACTTTTAAAACTTCCATATCTTTCCTTTGCGTGGATATTCGTACTTGAGCTTATACGTCTGTAGACTTACGGCGGCTAATCCGACCACCTTTTGCTCCGGCGAGCCTGGCTCGTTCTCGGTTGAGGGCAAAGCCTTTCGGGACTTTAGCGGCACCACCTTTAGCACCAATCTTTGCATAGTAGTCATGCCCGTATTTCTCCTTGTTGGTTTGAGCGGCTTGTACTCCGCTTTTGTATGATCCTGCCATTGTTATCTCCTGTAACTTCGTTGTTTAACGACGGTGTAGGTGTGGTCGAGGTTCATGGGTAGCCATATTTCCTCTAAAAACTTACGCCGCCACTTGTAATCTGTGGTTTCGACTCCTTTTGCCTCATAAAGTTCAAATGAGCCGTCGTTATGGTGTATCCTGAAATCGACTTTATGTGACACTTTGAACGCTGGTAGTCCATCGGGACGATGACACCAGACTTCAACCTTGTACTGCCGATCGTAGGTTTTAATGTCCTTGGCTTTTACTCGTAGATCGAGCTCTGCAGCCACACTTGCTTCAAACTTACTGTCGTACTTGTAACCGTCGTACTCCGTTTTCTTCGCACCGTACTTGTTGCCGTATCGTTGGTAGTACATTAGTCGCGACTACTCATCTCAAAACGGTATTCCAGTTTGAACCAGAACTTATTGCGCTGTGGCTTACGGAACATGGTTCCTTGGTCACGGCTGATCGAGATCTCGTAGCCGTCGTTTCTCAGTTCGTAGATGCGGGCTGAGTAGCGCGGGGTGATCTTAAACAGTTCATAGTTCGATACTCGGTCGGTGGTCTGTAATTTGCGGAGTATTTGTTTATAGTGAGTCTCTTTGACTGCTTGCATCTTTTTACCCTCGATTTAAAAGTTATCGCCAGACACTCTTGAAGCACTGCTTGCAGGCTGCTTTGCGGTGTGGTTTGCATTCCATCACACCTGCAACTGCGTTCGTTCTCATAATTCCCCCTTAGTTAATGGCTGGGATTTCGTCTACATTGATTCCATCGGCTCGTAAGGCCCGCTGAAGACTTTCCCATTCTTCATCTTGTTTGACGTTGTGTGAGACATTCTTTCTTAGAACACTGGCGGCCGGTTGCGGTTCCGTCTCTTTAATCTCTTGAGTCCTTAAGCCATGCGAGGGCTGAGAACCAGTGTTAAAATCCGATCCTTTGACACGATCTACCATTGCGTAGAAGCGTATTGCTGCAGCCTCGATCTCATCGGGAGCTGCGTTACCCAACTGGTTAACTGCCTGTCCTATCGCCCACTGAGCGCGGATTGCGTTATCGTCACGTGGTTGCCATTCCTTCTGATCCTTTTTCGGTGCGAAGCTTGGCTTATCTTGTTTCGGTTGGCGGATATATACCTTGCCCTTGTCGTTCTCATAAACTTCGAGATCGCCAGCAAAATTCAGGTTCGCAATCTTGGCGCTCATCGTTGAGTACAATTCTCGTGTACCGTCCGGTAGCTCTACTTTGACCTTCCAGATCTTCAGATCAGTGCCTGGTACTTGAAAGGCATCATCTGCCACCCAAACGGTTTTAGTGCCTTCTAATGTCATTAATGTTTGTGCCATGTCAGTCTCCTAAACGAACGTTACGTCTTTCGCTAATACTTCAACTTTGATAACTGTTTCACCGTTCTTGTCATACTTGCGGGTCTGCAGGCGGCCTTCGATAACGGCGCGGCTACCTTTCTTCAGTTGCTGTGCGATCGTTTCTGCTAGATTGCCGAAACAGACGCAGTCGATGTAATCAGTCACTTCTTTAAACTCGCCACTAGTATCTTTTTAGTTGCGGTTCAGGGCCACGGAAAATGAGGTCACAGCCTGGCCTGAACTGCTTTGGCGGAGTTCGGGGTCACGGGTTAAGTTCCCCATAAGGGTTACTTGGTTAATTGAGCGGGACATTACTTGACTTCCTTATTCCGTAAGAAAGCTACGAGTACCCATCCACCCATGAGGCCGATGACCACTGATGCTCCGACGAGTAGCTTGTAAACATAGAGTCCATGTGGGGCATGTGTAGCCCACATATAGTTACCAAAACCTGCTACTAATAGTGAGGCTGCGGTAACACCGTCGATAATATTGCGCCCGATGACGCCTTTGTCGTTCCACAAATCTTTAATTTCTTTCGTCATTTCTTTGGTTCCTTAGAATGGGATAACTACTGAGTCATCCTGCTTAATTACTTGTACATAGATGTCATAGACACCGGCTGGGCCGTCCTCTTGCGTGAGGTTGCCGTCACGAACTACGATCTTGCGAATACCAAGAGCTTCACCGAGTTCGTCGTTTAGTGGCTCTATCTTCGTCTTAAATTCCTGTAACATTGCTTTCCCCTTATCCCGCCGATGGACTGATTAGAGCGGATGGCTTACCGTTTCGCGTGATTATTAGTAGCATCCCCTCCGCTCAAGCCAGCCCACTGACGTAGTGGTGAGAGAGTCTCGCATGCTCTCCCACCGTGTAAAGCGCATGTCGTTGGTAGCTTGGTGCTTCGATACCCATCCTTAGCGTTAGCGGTGGGGGTCATATGGCATAAGGCCACTCCTATCCGTTCCGCAATACTTTGATACCCGCTTTAGTTACCAACACAATGCGCTTTACGTTTAGAATCGGTTAATAGCAAGCAACCTTATGGCGGCAAACGCCCCACTGTCCTATAAAGCTGTGGCCGTTAGCGGCGTATATCTTATAGGCCCAAGCGACGTTAATGCTTGCTACTTTCAGTTCCGCTTCGCTTGGTCTGGTGAGCGCATTAGCGCCCCAGATGTTTACTTGGAAGCAGCCAACCGAGTAATCGTATGTTGACGGGTTATAATTTACTTGCCCCGGGTCTAACCCACTTTCGGCGGTAGAAACTTCTAACGCTACAGTTTGAGACCAATCATACTTGGATATCTCAGCTTCACAACTCCCTGTTGGAACTGTTGGTGTAGGTTGCACTGGCTGTTGTGCTTGTTGAGCTTGTGGCTCTGGCGTCTCAGTTGCCGCAACCTTCACCTGCGGTGCTGTTGATTGCACCGCTACCGATTCTGACTTTTTAATGTTCTGAGACGCTCGATTCGTGTTGTTTAGGGTCTGATTTGTTGGTATCGCCAAAATTAAGGCAATAGCAAACCCGACCAATCGCAATGAACGAATGGCGTACCTCTTTTTAAGTAGATTGAAGGCTCTACATTAGCCTTGGTGAATATGGCTTCACCGCACCGTATAAACCTCTATGTTCTACCTCTGTTGTGAGCCGACTCATCAAGTCGTTGGCTGCTCATCGGTTGAGGAGAACTCCAGCTTTTTAAGGGCTGGTCTGATGTCGATGATCAGATTTCGTAAATCCTAGTCTCGGCATCAGACTTAAATTAAAAAGTCCGGGGGTGGAAATCCCGAACCGTATCTGTTATGCTAGATGACGTTATGCCATCTTAGCTCAGGGGTAGAGCACTTCCATGGTAAGGAAGGGGTTCTGACCTCTGTACGGTCGAGTTTTCCGAGTGCTAAGCTTTTAAGGCAACGATTGAAGCGTAATGCTTAATTGTTACTTAAGAGTATAGAGCATAAGCGCACTATTGTCAATATATATTGTTAATTAGCTTGAACAAATTGCGAAACTTTGCTATTATATAAGTATTCGTAAATCCTAATCTCGGTGTCAGTGTATAGCCTGATGCTGAGATCTCGGCAGAAGGCTCCCTCGGGGGCCTTTTTTCGTACTCACACAGTCTTATTAAAAACTTATCAACCAGGCCGCAGCAGACGGCCATAGTTTGTGTGTAGTAGTGAGATGGTGTCAGAGAGCGAGTATAAACGTGTGGGTGAAATAAAATACTAGTTACCCAGGTTTAATGATGAAGCAGAGTCGCTAATGCCTCGACCGTCTATGCTCTGTACTGGCGACGGATAGCCCATAGTACAGCGCGCTCAGGTTCGAATCCTGGCCATCTCTCTCATACACATAAACATCTGCAATACATTAAGACAGTAACAGTACTCCTTAAGAGTAGCTTGAGGGTAGTAGTGCTAGTAGTAACAAGCCTGGCGGTCATCGACTTTTGGGCTGAACCGAGTCCAGGAAAGCCCCGTGCTACTAGCTCTCATACCCTTAAGAGTTCACTTATGAGACTTTGGGTCCTTTTATAAGGCTTAGGGAGTGTTACAGCGATAGTAAGTTACGCCTAAACGAATAACTATCACCCAGAGCGTGTTTAGTGATAGGTTTACTGTCGTTAGCTGGTAGGGGCGTCAGCCTGTACGACCTCTGGTGACAAGTCGTAACTACCAGCGCTGTTACTGTCTTAATGAGTATTACTTCGACTACAGGGCCACTGGGTAACAGGCTATAAAGGTTGAGGTCAGTTTGTCGGGACTCTCTATGCGTAATGGCGAGAGATAGATACACAGATCTGGGAAGAATCCGAAAGGAGCGTCCCGGCGGCATCTGACTTTAACTGGTTGCCCCATAGACGCCTTGTAGTTGAGGGTAGAAGTGATACTGAGGTAGTGGTACATATGAAAAGCTAGACTGAGGGGTTGCGATATCCTCCAGACGAGTGTTTTAGGATCACTGAGTTGGACACAAACAACATAACAAATACCTAGCTATGTATGAAAAGACGGTAGCAGTAGACTAGCGCCTTAGAGACGTTGCTTCATGGTTGATAAGTCATCTTATGAGGGTAACCGTGAACAGTCAACAAAGACTGAGCGGTATGGAGAGTTAGTGCTTAAAATACTAAGTCTTCATCATATCACATAGCAGACTAGCTAAGATATGAGCAAATCTACAATATGCAGAACCTAAAACTAGGCGTATATATAAGAATATAAGCAGGAGGATATTGCAGGAATAGTGACCGGAGCACCGCACCTTATGAGGCCAAGACTCCCTACGTTATTAATGTAATGTACTCCATCAAATAAAAATCTATTGTCAAAACATAATCTAAGCGAGATAATGAGAACGCAACGGGAAGCTTAAGCGACCTAGACTCTCTGCAGGGGGAAGTCCGGCTAACATAGTCTGTACCCTGTTAAATCTCTATAAGGAAGGCATTATGGTGAGAACCAAAAATGTCTGTGGCTGCCCCCATCTCTGGGTCTGGATAAACTTCAAGAGAGAACAGCACACAGACAGTATTAGTGTACTCCTCTTTCTGTTCGACATGAAGGTGAACTATGTCAATTAGTGAGGCTTTTCAGTCTTATGCTAATGACGTAATCGTGTTCAAGAATCAGAGTAAGAAGACTGAGGAGAATCACTTTATCGTCATGAAGGCGCTTATATCTCATTTTGGAGACATTGAGATTGAGTCGCTTACTTTCCCTATGGTTCGTGACTGGAAGATGCTTCTCGACAAGACCCGTTCTGATGCTACCGTCAGGAACTACATTATTAAACTACGGGTGGTGCTGGACTACTTAGAGAAACACGGCCACAGCGGCCTGAGAGCCGATCAGGTGCCGGTTCCAAAGCGCCGGGATAAAGTGCCGACATTCCTAACTAAGCACGAAGTAACCCAGTGTATTGACGCTACTAAGCGGATTAAGAATAAGGCTATCATTGCCCTGCTCTACGCCTCTGGGATACGTATCTCCGAACTGTGTCAGCTCGATCGTGGTGAGTTAAAAGACGGCTCATTTACAGTAATTGGTAAAGGTGGTAAGGCTCGACTCTGCTTCTATGACGAGCGGGCTAATACGCTTATTAAACTCTACTTAGAATCCAGGGAAGATAATAACCCTGCTCTCTTCTTATCAGATATGGGACTCCGGATTACGCCAGGCTGTATTCAGGAGACATTTAAGAGTGTCCGTAAGCAAACCGGCCTCGACGTCCATCCGCATACTCTTCGGCACTCTTTCGCAACCAACTTATTACAATCGAATACAAATTTGTTCCATGTATCTAAACTCTTGGGTCATGCTCAATTGAACACCACAAGTCAGTATCTCCATGTAGTTAATGAAGACCTTCGTTCTGTATATATGAAGCATCATACGGTGTAGTGCGCTTACACTCTCCCACGGCATATTCTCCCTTTTGAGGCGGGATGGGGGTGTGGGCCTGCAATAGCCCGAAAGAAGAGATGTTTGTTTGTGTATAGACTTCAGCAAAGAAAATCGAAGGATTGAAAGGAACGAAGGGAACGAGCCCTGAGAGAGTATAAAAGCACTAAATTGTTAAGGTACTAGCGGTCTATGAGCTGGTAGAATGGATCAAAACGCTCAGGAATAACTTGTAGAAGATGCAAAGCAGTAACGCCGATCCCACCAATAACCAAAGGGCGAGTATGATGATTTTCGAGTCCTCGCTTTGCAGCATGGGTGAGCGTTTCGCTAGCCAGTAAGTCCCACGCCAGTACAAAAGCCCCAAGCGCAAGCCAACCGTATGTGCCGTTGGTAGTTTCATTAGTCCTCCTCATTATTTAGTCCTGATAAGTCGTCGATAAATATGTCATGCACCTCAACAAGGCGCGGTAGTATGATTTCTTTAACCATTGGATAGACAAACTCACGGTCAGGCTCCGGTTCATTCTCAGGCATAAACGTTCCTCAGTTTAGTTTCCTGTGGTGACCGGCTCATAACGTGCTGGAACTCATACCATGGGTCTTGCCCTTCCGTGATGTCGTGAGCAAAGTTCGGGCCGGCATTATCTTGAACGGTCACAAAGAAATGTTCAGGGTTTGTCCGTACCATCCAGAGCGTAATAAGAAGTCCGGCGTTTCTCCGTTCTGCTAGGTCTATTACTGATTCGTCTGGTTGTAGTTGTTCCATGCTTTTTCCTTTAATCTGTATCCCATAACCACGGCCAAGGCGGTTAATTAGTGCGTGACTTCTTGGAGTAAATCTAGAAGTCGTTGTGTGTCTGCTTTGCTATAGGGGTCGAGTTTGCCCTCTTTTATGACTGTGGATAAAAACTCACAGAGCCATACCCAGTCATTCACTGGGAGGTTCACTGTGATGCTATTCAACATTCAGTGTCCTATAGACGGCATGCTGGTTACTATCTGCGAGTATCCACATGCGCTCTTTTACAAGTTTCTTTAGTGCCTTTAACTGATGGCCTTCAGGTGTGGCTGCTTCTATGGTGGTAAGCAAGTCTCCTAGCGCCATGTTAGTGTTTGTGCGAAGCTGGCTTGCTATCGCTGTGCCATACTCGTACTCTTTAGTCGTATGGTCGTTCTTTTCTTTACTTTCCGATGCTGGTTGCATAGAACTATCCTCTTCTTTTCTTGGCCGCAGATAGGGATATAGATTGTTAATTTACGAGGTAGTTTTACGACTTGCCAAGGTCGAGCTTTTACTCCCAATCTGGGGGGAAGTTACTGCTTCTTATATCTTTATAGTGAAATTCCTCGAACACCTCCCGATCCATATCTGAGATGTTGGGTAGGTTGAGGTGTACGGTGAATTCCTTATCGAGCATGTACTCTGCTACTTCATTAAAGGTAGAGTTAGAGTTCCATAAGTAATGACCGGAATTTGAACCATCGTCTTCAGTCGAAACAATAAAGACATGGTCGTAACAAGCGAGCTCACCCATAAACGTGTATAAATAGGTGTTCTCTCTGGTGCCTTCGAGTTCTTGACCGCCAAAGGTGAATTTAATGCGTGGCTCAGACATACTTCATCCGCTCTTCTGATTGCCTAAACTCAGCGACTCGCGCTTTCATGGGGTGTCCACAATCGCCACAGCGGAAGTACTGATACTTGTTGGCTTTGGTTGAGGCGTACTTCATACCGGCTTTGATGTTTTCTGAAAGACAAACCCGACAAGCGTTCGGCCGTTCGGCGAGCACGTTCATTGCGGGGTGATTCTTGATCCACGGGCGGAGTTCTAAATACAAGGCTTCCAGAGATTCAATATCTCCCTTGTTGTACTTCTTCATGTGTTTCCAGGCTTTCTTATCGCCTGCCATACAGCCGTCCCAGGTCTTCATACCGCCGGCGTCGAGCTTGTGCTGGAGTTCCAAAGACTTGCAGAGGTCTGACAGCTTATTAGAGGTATGAGCGCCGCTACGCTTGGCTTCTAGCTTGGTGTCTATCTGGGCGTACGGCATCGGCGGGTATAAATGGTGGATCTGCATCCGAGCTTGTACCTTCTTTTGATCGAAGGAATTGCCATTGTGAGCGATAACCACATCGGCTTTAGTGAAGAGGTCGGCCAGGTACTCAACCACTTTGCGGTCGTTCGACTTGTCACGCTTGTAATCTAGGGGGAAGTCAGGTAATGCAACGACAGTGACTTTCTTATCCCCGAGCCACTTGTAAGCAAAACAGAGGATGTACCAGTCGTTGACGATTCTGCGTTCGATAGGGCGGTCATCCCAGAGTCCCCATCGTTTTTCAGTTGTTTCTATATACGAAGTCTCGATATCGTACAGTAAGATGCGCGGATTAGGCTGCTTGTTCATAAATACCCTCTACAGCTATAAAACCTAGCTGCTTAGTTAAGTGATTACCGATACGTTCAGAACGTCCGGCTATTCGTGGTGAGGTGTGTGTTTCAGCTTGCTCATAGAAGTATTGAATTGCAGCTTCTATGCCCCAGGTTCCGAGTCGTTGTTCGCGTGGTGTATTGTCTAAAATGTCTACCAGTTCGTGCATCTGACTACGGGTCGGTTTCGGCGGCCCATAGAACAGTTCATGGTGGAGGTCACGGTGCGCTTGTACATCCATTTTTATGATTAACCCCCTGTTATTTCGGAAGCGCTTCTCCATGGCCTCGCGGTAGACGCGGCGGTGGTAGAACGCATGGTGGTGGTTCTGGTCGTATGACTCAGAACACGCCATTGCTTTAGCTCTTCCGTCCTAGCGCTAAGCTAAGAAGTACTGGCACAATTTGCGTTCTGATGGCTGCAAGCCCCGCTCCCACAGCGCCAGCAATGGTTAACTGAACCTCGGCGGCTGAGTGTGCAGCTAATATATGAGCAGCAAAGTACGCCGATGCTACCTGCCAGGCTGTATGAAAAGCCCTGTCGGCCGCTGGATGGGCGATAAGCCAAGCGTTCACTGCGCGAACCGTAGATATAATCGAATAAGTAACTCGGGCTAAAAAAGCTTTAATTTTCATGATTACTCCTTACTTGAAAACACTAGTTAGTTTGCTCAGTATTGATTGGACTATTTCGAGTATTTGTTTAAGCAGTGTGTTGTTCTCCTTAACTACTGCGTTAGTGTCATCAACGGGTACGGGAGCGGGTGGAATGGTGGGCGGTGGTGGTACAGGAACTTCGACAGGTGCCGGTACTGGCTCTGGTACAGGAGCCGGTGTTGGTTGTGGTTGGACAGCGTGATAGCCGTACTTCTTCAGAACGTCTAAAGATACGAAACAGGCGTTCGTGTCGAGTGGTGAGCCTTGGTACTGGTGAATAATGTAAGGAGGCGTGTTCGGTATGTCCTGGTCTGGCGAATAGCGGTAATCTGCGAGCCATAGGCCACAGTTCTTTAATACGTCCTTAAAGCCGTACTGCTGGAGCATTGAGGTGTAGGTGTAGAACAACGGCCATACGCCGGTCTTTTCGTGTACTCGATTTACAAATGCTAAACACCAAGCGTTAGGGTCTGCTGGTGGGTTCATACTTGCAGTGAGTTCGTAGTCGAGAATAAGGATGTCACCGTGAGCGAGTGGAGAACATGCACCGATAAAGAAATCAGCTTCTTGGATAGGGTCTGCCCCACCGGCGAAGTGGTAGAGGCCAGGAACCTTGCCTAAGCGGATAGCGTTATTGTAGTTTCGAGCAGCCTGGGTGTCGTAATAGCCCTGCTTACTTCCGTAGTAGAAACCGCTCATCTTCATAAAGACGATGGGTGACTGGTCAGCGTCCATGTTGTATTGACCCTGGGCGTACGAAACATCAAAGAACTTAATATAGTTAGACATTAGCTTCCTCCTTTTTTGCTATGTATCTTGCGTGCCAATAGTCTTTAGTTGATTGTTTAGCGTTGTATCGTCTCCAAGAGGCAGTTCGACAGGTCTTGCAGTAGCGTTGCTTTGCGTTCCTGCCGTCCAATGGATGCCCTTTAGCGCATTTATCCAGATTGTCGTAGTATTGTTTCGCTTTTACATTGGCGTGAAGTGCTTGGTGTTCACTTCTAGTCATAGGTGTGAGGTGGTCAGGATTTACGCACCACTTGTTTTCGCATTCATGATGAATAACCAAGTCGCTGCTAATAAGTCCGTGTTTATCCATATATGCGAGACGGTGCTGCGGGTACGTAACACCGTTTCGGGTCTTACGGTAGTAACCTCTGTGAATTGTGCCAGTGCCTCTTTTGCAAGGAGTGTCGTGAAAGGTAATCATTTATCCCCTCTTTAATCCTTTAACTGCTGCGTATATAGCGAATAGTGATGCTAAGACACCGATTGCCGCTTTAACGAGAGCGACTTCCCGACGGGT